AACCTGCTGAAGCTTTAAATGTGCTAATTGAATTTGGTCAGCAAATGGAATCATTCTTTCAACCATAGATTTATTAACCATCTTATGAGTACCAGGTGCATATACAACATATGATAATTTAGTTTCTGTAAGGTTAGACTTGTTTCTCATCATGTTTTTAGCTAAACCATAATTTATACAATAATCTGTTCCAACAATCCATTTACCAGAATAAACAACTTTAACAGAGTTTTTAATTAACTCTCTTTCAAATTTAGATTTTTTTGGAGTTTTATAGGAGCCCTTCTTTTTAGTAACAGTATACCCACCATAAGCATTTTTCTTTTTTTCATACTTTAGTTCGTTTACAGATAAAAATTCTGCATCCATTATAGTTACCCTGTATTTGTCATATTCAAATTCATCCTGATACTCATTCATGTAAGATTCGTAATTTGGACTTATTTGGTCGTTATGATTTTTTCCTGCAAACTCTTGAGATATTTTTTCATAATCACTTTCAGACAACTGGTCTCCAGCTATTCTTTTTAATTCACCTATAGTTATTGTGTAAACTTCTCCTGCATGTTGTATATCGCTGTAATCTTCATTGTTAGTGTAAGATGTAACTAGATTAGCAGGGTCTACATATTTTATTTTTACACCAGTATTTGGGTCTATAGATGTTTTTGTAGCTCCAACACCACAAGTAACTAAATCCCTAATAACTGATTTTTTAATAGCATCATAATTATTAATATCTAAAACAAATTTAATACCATTTTCTACAGCTATTTCTGTTGACTGTTTGTAATTAAGAGCCATATGTATATCTAACTCTTCTTGAGTTTCTGGTATATACCCTTTCTTTTGAACATCATATCCAGTAGCTTTACTAAACTCTTTCATAGCAGGATGAACAAGCATTTTAGCAAATAAAGATTTCTTATCCCTCTCTCTTAATGTTTCTGATATTGGGTCTATTGCATTTGCTACAATCTCAAACTCTTGATTTGCCAAGTCATTAACTATAAGGTCTATAAATTTAGGTATTATATTTACAGGAGTCCAATCAAGGTTTAAGTAAGATGTATCTCCTTGAGCATCTAATAAATCTTTGTACTTAGATACATTTTGAGAACCTTGAGCATAACTTCTAGACTTAACATATCTAGACCTTCTGCTATCAACTTTCATATCAGCATTATCTTTCCAGTCATAATACATTTTTTTAAAATATGCTAAACCATATTCTAGTTTTTCTTTTTGTTCTGGTGTTGCAAATGGACTTGGGTATCCACCTACTTTTTTAACTTTATCAAAACCATTTTTTTTAAATTCCATTTAGCGTATTTTTTTAGATATATTTCCTCTATTAGTATAAGTTTTTACAAATTTAACAAATTTTGGCGATTCTTCCTTAATTCTGACAAATTTTTGTGAAGCAAGTAAAGCTAAACTAGAACTAATGGTAGCATCAAACTTAGTTCTATTGTTTATATCAAACCTACTCCAATCATCTAAAAGATTGTTGAAATAACATTTTCCTATCTCTCCTGTGTCTGGTTTTAAGCCAACATTATCATATATATATGTTGCTACAGCTTCTGCTTGAGCATTTATAACTGCAACTCCTGAACCAGGTATACCTTTAGTTTGTTGTTTTTTGCTAAACTCTGTATGAGTAGATTCTGGTCTATCCATTAGATATTCATAATAACCCCTTCTTTCAAAGTATTTTATTATACCTATTTTGTTATTCTCAACAAGTATTTGACATCCATAAAAGACACACTGCTTAATCATGTCTTCATAAAATATTTCTGCTTTTGGTGGTCTAAATATATATTCACAAACAAATTGTTCACAGGGAGAGTTTTCATCCATTGTAAATTTATGATACACATGGCAAGCAGCATTAGACCTTCTACCATCTGTTGTTGTGTCATGGTCATAGGGGTCACATCCTGAAACAAGGTTTATTGAGTTTCCTGGTTTTTTCTTTCCATATTTTGTTTCTATAAGATTTCTTTTATTCTCATCAGGAACCCAACATATTTCCCATTTACCTTTATTGTTTGGTATCCATATAACTTCACTGTCTTGAATACCATTTTTCCATATAAAATCACCTTTAGTTGTTAAGTTGTCAGTAATCTCATTATAATCCATTTGTTGATATATCTTCTCAACATCAAAAACACTAGACAATGAATCATTTCTAAAAGCTTCTTCTGAGGTAAAAGGAAACTGTCTTTTAAATTCTGACAACTCATTTGTGTTATTTTTTAAACCTTCTCTTCTGTTTTGAATGTAGTTTTTTGAACCTACATCTACATTTACACCATCCATACCCATTATTGGTTTTTGTGGCGTGTCTGTTACAGAGAACCCATATTCATCAATAAAACCTTCTAAATTTTCTTGTGCAGGTATAAATAAAGAATATAGTCCAGATTTAGTTCTTCTATTCAAATCTTTATCTGTAACATCTGAATCATAATACAAATTCTTATATTCTAACCCACCATCTTCTAGTTTATTAGCAGTAGAACCCATCATACATTTACCTACAATTTTTCTACCAAGAAGAAGACAGGTTTGTGTTACTGACCAGTTCTTAGCTATAGATGTTGAGCCTGTCCATTTACCTGCCTCATCATGAACAAGTAGTTTTAGTTTCATACCATCATAACTATTATCTGCAGTGTTTCTCCAATCTATAATTGTATTAAGAGCTTCTGATTGTTGTATATGTTTATTCTTTTTAGTTATCTTTTTAGCTGGCTCTCTAAACGCTAACTCAACTCTTGGATTACTTGAACCATCTTGTATTGGTTGAAAAAAGAAAGGATACCTTCTGTATATTCTAACCACCTTATCTGTAAACATTGTTTTAGCATCAGAACCTGTTTTAGAAAGTAAACCAAAATTAGATTCATATGTTTGTGTAGCTTGATTAACCATCTCAGCACTAGCCATATAAGAGAATCCAGAACGCCTGTTCTTTAAGAAACACATACCCATAGAATTTGGGTCTAATTTACAAGCCTCCCAAAATAAGAAAAATTTTCTATTTGCATCTCTATAATCAGGATATCCAACATCAATGTTAGACCATTGAATAAACATATAATGACTACCTGTTATGTAAGTAGGCTCTCCATTGTTCATAAACCAAAGACCCTCTTTTCTTCTTATAAACTCTTGCTCAATATAGTCATAGTAATCTACTGCATTATCTCTATTTAAACCTGCAGGCATATCTTTCCTTATCCACCTTTGTTCTGCCTTTTTCTTGTGTGAGAATAATATATTTTTCTTTGTTGGCTTTTTGGGTAGTTGGATTTTTAATCCTTGTATTTCCACTATGTCTCCTAAACTTTTAGAGTTTAGTATTATTGGTTTAGACATATATTATCTTTTTGCAAATTTCTCAGCTAAACCTTTTTCAAAGTCTTTTTCTTGCTTAAACTCTCCTTGAGCAATTTGTTCCTCTAGCTTAGATATACCTATAAGTATTTCTTGTGCATCTAAAAAGCATTCTTTTTTCGCTTTAATAGCATTTCTTCTTTTCTCATCAGATAAATCAGGGTCTAATGGAGTTTTTATATCCTCTATAAGTATAGCCACAGCCTGCTTAGATGAGTCTATAAGGTCCTGTAAGGTTCTTTGTACGTATGATTTATTACTTTCCTTCATTGCTGTATAACGCTAATATATCTTCATTTCTCATTCTTAACATTTTTTTACCCTCTATAGTCATTTCGTATTCAGAGTTTTCTGAAAAAATAACCTCATCTCCAACATTAACCCCCTGCTCTTTCAACCAACTATTCATATGTAATATATTTCCATGAAGAGTTATATCTTCTACTTCAGGTTTTATAAAAATACCTGATTTAGTTTTTATACTATCTTCGTCTTCTGTTTTTTGTTCAACAAAATTCCAATGATGTAACATTTTTAATTTTCCTTTTCTAACTCTAGCATACATCTGTTGCCAATGAACCTTATATATATTTTCTTTATCTATCCATGTTATTAGGTTTTCACTTTTAAGGTCTTGAGATGATTCATTAGCAAACTTCTGGTCTACAGTAACTGCACCAACAGAGCCTGTTATATGATGGTGAAAATATACTTTATCCCCTTTTTTAACATCAAACTTTAAACCTTCTGGTAACCATCCTGGAGTTTCATGAACAATTCCATATTGTCTAGCAAACGTATATGGGTCCCACTTCACATCTAATGAAATTTCTAAACCATTTAATTCTACAGTATCTTCATAGGGTTTTTCTACTTCTACTAAAAAATAATTTTTTGGTATCTTCATTTTAATTAACTTTATATTCTTCTGTGTAATTTAAATTATATTCTATTCCTGTTAAGTCAAAAAACGACTTCCACATTTCTGACTCTTCTTTGTCTTCCATTTTAATAAAAATATTAAACTTTAACATTTTGTATTTTATAAAATATAAATCATCTTGAACTATAGCTGTTATCTTTGCTTGACCCCTCATTATGGGTTGTCCAACGACATAAGTGATGCCATCTTTAATGTCTCCAACAACTATTTTTCTTATTAGTCCATCTATTAATTCCATTAGGCTTCGTATTTTTTATTATTATTAAATAAATTAAACATATGTAGTTTCGCCATAGTTTCTTTTTCTTCTAGCATTTCATTTACAGTCTGTTCGTTATATGGGTTTTCAAATATTTTTTCTTCAATTATATCCATAAGAGCTTTAGACGCTAAATCTTCATTTATATTATGAATAACATCTGCATCTAAATCGCTTAAAGTTTTACCCATTTCTATATAAGAGAATGCAAATTTTATATTATTCTCTTTTTTTAAAGACTCTAAATCTTTTAATATTTTTTTAATTTTTTTGTTCATCATCGTCATAAATATCATAATGAACCTTTAGGTCTTCTATGTTATCAAATGGTGTTCCATTGATGTTGGCAAAACCCCCTAGTTTAATAGATTGATCCATTTCCTCATACTC